ATTCTGACGATGATCCGGTGCCCGAACGGGTTCCGCGACCGCCACTGGTGGACCGACTCTGGCCCGCGTTTCCGCTACGTCGTTTACGGCGTGCCGGGTGGAATGCGCTGCGTGCAGCGGTTCGTCGTTGATCTTTCCAGCAACAACTACGTCGGAGCCGCGGTCGCGGCCCAATAGCCCAGGCATAGATTGAGCCCGGACCCCGCGTGCACAGGGTCCGGGCTCTAGTCTTCCGGATCGGTCTCCAGGGGAGGGGCGACCTTAGCCGGAAGATCCTGGGTAGGTCGGCGTCTTGGGCGCCCCAAGCAGCCAACCCAGTGCCGGCCAGCGACTCTCAAGGAGCCGGACGATCAGGTAGTAGGCGGCCGTCAGCAGCGCCGAGAAGGCCGCCACGGCCTGGTCCGACAACGTGGCCGGCAGCAACCCCCAGGCGATCAGGAACCCGACCGCCACCGGCACCCATGTCCGGATCAGCGACAATACGAAACTGGACATCTCTTCTCCCTTCTAACACGGCGCCGGCGTATGACCCGGCGGTGGACTGCACGGTGGGAATGATGCGGTGCGCGTGACGGTGATCGTGGTTGTGACCGTGACCGCCGGGGGGACGGTCGGGGCGGGGGACGCGTTCTCCTCGCCGAGGACCAGGCCCTCGTTGAACGCGACGGACAGGGCGTTGGCCATCCTCACCGTGGGTCCACGAAAGAGGGCCTCACAGTCCGTAAACCGATCTCCGACGTCTCCATAGCACCGGTCGGCCCCCCGGCCGCCGGCGAGGACGTCGTTCGGCTTTCCGTCGACGGCGAAGAGCTGGTCCCGGCCCTTCCCGCCCTTGAGGTTGTCCGCCCCCTTCCCCCCGACGATCGTATCTCGCCCCGAGTCGCCGAAGAGCCGGTCGCCACCCTTCGCGCCGGAGACGTAATCCCGGCCCTGGCGGGCGCAGATCACGTCGTTCCCCAGGGTACCACTGAGCGTATCCGCCATCGGCGTGCCGAGCTTCGTGCATTCGGACGGAGGCGGGGAGGCGGGAGCGGGAGCGGGAGCCGACGCGACGACGGCGACGATCGAGAGCAGCGATAGCGCGGACGACAGGATCAGAATTCGGCGCATTCTTCGGGCACCTCCGGGAGAGCGATTCGCGGCGGGATATCGACGGGCAGGCCGAGCGAGTCGGCGATGCGGACGAGCAGGATCCGGTTCGCCTGGATCCCTCGCGCCTCGATCAGGCCGGTTTCGAGCGTCGCGCAGGTGATCTCGAACTGTACCCGCTGCTGGCTCCTGTTGATGAGGAGGATCACTCCGGTCGGGGCGGCGACGGCGCCGAAGACGAGCACGAAGACCAGGATGAGCACCGTCCGGCGGAGCCGCGCAATCGTCCCGTTCCCTACTGAGTGACCATTACGAAGACGCTCGAGATCGCGGACGAGAGGATCGCTCCCGCCATTGCCCCCAGGAGCAGCCGGCGCAGCCACTTCAGCTCGTCCCGGACTTCGTCGCGGAAGTCCACGAAATCCCTGACGATCTCGGCCAGCGTCCAATCATCCACCTCATCTCCTCACGGGCTGCATGCTTGGCCTCCGAGGACGTCGATGTGATCGTGGTAGTGGGCGGTGCCCGTGTATTCGTGCTCGCCCTGGCCCGGCGTCCAGATCCGCCGGAGCCAGATCACCGTCTGCGCCCTCCAGACGCCGGCCTTGGTCTTGTCGATCGTGAAGTGCGCGACCTCGGCCAGGCCTGCCTCGTCTTCGGGGAAGATGTCCTCCGCCGCGCCGTGCCACCCGTTCGGGTCGGGCTTGAAGTACCCGTGCCGAGAGACTGTGCTGGAGCCGTCGACGTTGCGACACAGCCACCGACCGGCGGACCGGAGCTGGCCTTTGAACTGCTCCCACAGCCCGTAGTGGATCTGCTCCAATGCCGGCGCGCAACCTAGACCGACGGACTCACGCTCGACCTCGCGGATCGAGAGCTGGCCCATATCCCGCTGGCGCTGCACGATCAGCTTCGGCCCGACGCCCATCCTGGACATCCGGGTACGGAGTCGCTCGATGGCGTCCTTTTCCCTGCGCCACGGCCCGAACTCCCCGCCGGCCTCCCGGATCCGAGCCCGCTCGCCCTGGCGGACGAACCCACGAACGCGCTCCAGCGCCTCCGCCTGCGTCTGGACCCGAGGCATCTCGGCCTCGGGGAATCGAGCAGTGATGAACTCGGTCATAACCCCTCCCTCGGCAACTCGTGGATCAGCACCGCGTCGCCCCAGCCCTCGAATATCAACTTCTCCAGGTCGGCGATCCTAAACCGCGCAGTGCCGTGATCAGCCCAACCAATCCCCCACGAATTCTTCATTCGGTAGTAGGGCTCGCTCCCGTCCTCCGGGTCGAGGTCGAGCTTGTTCACGACGAACTCATGCCCACCCCGGACGGTCGAGGAGTAGTTGATGCGCATGTAGACATGACCGCCGATCTCAATCGGACTGTCCATCGACGTGTACCAGTTGGAGCCGACGCACACGGGCCCGAGTTCGAGCAGCGTGTAGCGCAGATCTTCGGGGCCGGCGTTCCAGTTTGCCACCCATTCGTACCGATCGATCGCTCCGCGGCGCAGCAGGGCCTGACAGGCCGAGACCGCAGACGTGCCCTTATCCAACGACGTGTCCGGAGTTCCCCAGTACAGCGCCGAAGCCTCCAGATAAAGCTTGACGGCGTCGTCCTCCGTGATACCCTCGATCCGAACCGGGCCGTCTGCTCGCCGGTGCATGAAGGCATTGCCGACGCAGGTTCCGGTGGCGCCCTGGTCCAGCCACGCGCCTTTCTGGTACCAGTTGCGGCGCACGCGGTCGGTCGTGGCGGATCGAACTGGGTATAGCGCGGCGGCCCGCGGTGTCTCCGGGTCCAGGAGCCGACCGAGTCCGTTCTCACTCATTGTGGTTCCTCCTGTTCGGTGATCTCAACGCGAGTCATATGACAAGCCTCGATCCAGGCCTCGGCGACCTCGCGCGTCGCGAACCGCATTGGCTCCGGGCCGTTTCCCAGATCGGCTTCGATCGGGAGGTGGCTGTCCTGCCTGACAATTACGTAGTTCGCCACCGGGCCCCCTTTATGGACGAGTGATATCGACCTGGATCGCGACCATCGTTACCGCACCCGATGTCGAGACGAGCTGAACCTCAATATCGTCGCCAAGTGCTAGAGTTTGGTTCTGGTTGACGGTCGCTGCTTGCCAGGCGTTCGGGGTCGAGTTCGTGAAGTTCGAGGAACAGAAGTTCGAGGTCTGGTTCTTACGAGCGTTGATCACGCAGTTGGTGCCCGCGTCGAAGTGCGATCGAACCGCGGCAACCGTGCCGGCGTACGGCGCGCGCCAGATCATCCGGAATCCGTTGGCAGGGGGCGCCCCCGTGAGCAGGATGCCCGCGGTGAAGGTGAAGGATCGAATAAACACTCGCTTGTCGACGATCTGATTCGTGGCAATTTCTGTGTCCGCAGCCGGAACATAGACCTCGGCGAGTGCAGCGACGTTGGATGCAACAACGGGTTTGACAGGTTGCGCCGCTGGCGTACCGGCGAGACACGACTTGACCCCCGCACCATCGACGATAATGACATCTTTGCGAGGCAGCGTGGCGTGCGCAGTCGTGATCGTCACATTACCGGCAGCGACCGCAACCATCACATAGGCGACCAGCGCCGTCCCAACTGCGACTGCGACCGTCATATCCGGAGTGCCCTGCGCGGTCACGGCGCACCCCGAAGACACTCCGCTGCCCAAGTGGCCCCAGTTCAGGATGTCGATATCGGTGGCGTCGGGCTCGGCCTGATCGGGAAAGGCGACCGACCCAGCGTTCGGAATCGTGAATGCGATAGCTACTGCCCCCCTTAGGTCGCCACGTGACGAAGCGAAACGGCATCGAAGTAAACAGGATGGGGCGCGTCCCACTCATGGACTTGCATTTGGACGCCCGCGTAGGCGGCATTCACCGGCGCGGTCATTTCCTTCTCGGCGTACACCCACTCAGTTGAAAATCCCTGTGCGGCGCCGTATTGGAAGGTCAGGAGCGATCCGCCCGAGGTCCAGAACTCGATGTAGACGAAGGGTTCCACCGTCCCGAAGTAGGATCGGGTCCACCCGGAGACCCGGTAAGTCTGCCCAACGGTGACCGGCACTGTCGTGTAGGGCGTTGTCCGAACACCCCCATAAACCTCACCGCCCCCAGAACTGGAGCATTCGAGACAGAAACTCCCCAGGAACGGGACTGACCCGCCGGCCAAGCCGACGATGGAGAAACTTCCAGGCGGAGATACCGTTGCCAGAGCCCAACCCGACGTGTCGGTCTCCATGCTCGCCTGGTTCTCGGTCAACAAATTCGGATTCGAGACAACCTCGAGCGGCGGCGACAGGTTGAAGACGATATTCCAATCCTTGAGTGATGGGACATCGAGCGAGATCCCCTGAATCACGGATTCTTGCTCAATCGTTCCGCCGTATATCGGTCGGTTCCGGACAAGGACGCGGTCGCCGATCTCTTTACGCAGGATCTCGTTCCAACTGCTCGTCGGGCTCCCGATTCGCAACGATCCAACACGACGAGACGGAACGGAGTAGGTATCGCGGACTGATGCCGCGAGGTCGGCCATTTCCGAAGTGGTCGACAGTAGCGACGAGATCGGAAGGTCGGCGCGACCATACTCAGCTTGCGAAGCCGTATCCTGCCGAATCTGATCGGCGAGCGCGGGGGCGGACACAGTGATTGTGTTGTAAATCTCCGTGTCGTCATCATCAAACTTGATCGCCTTGTACCGCTCCTCGCCTTCCACATCCCCGAATATGATATCGGCGTCCGGGGCATAGTCAGCACCCCGAAAGATCGCGCGCCCATCCGCACCAATGAAGAACACGCCCCCCTCGGATTCCGCCACTTGGACGAGGTAGTCGTAGCGCCCGAGCAGTCCGTCCTCCTGCTGCACGGTTCGGAGCCCCGGCGTGATCTCTCGGCCGTCGAGCCAGAAGGGCGTCGTCCCATTGAGCACCTCGTTGACGCGCGTCCCCGTCAGTACGGCGCCCGACCCGTATCCGGTCAGGGACCGATCCCGATTTAGGAGCTTCGAGGAGTCGACGAGCGACCAGGCAACGTACGAGTCGGCGTTCTCGACAAACTCCATCGGCCCGCCTTCGGTCCGCCCGAGGAACAGCGGGATATAAGCGTTCGACCCGGCGGCCCAGGCGTCGCCTCCGCCAATCGCCGACTGCCCAATCGTGAAGGCCGTGCCCGGACTCGGCACGATCGCATAGAGCCGGAAGCGCCTCGCCGGCCGAAGGTTGGGGTAGAACGGCGAGCTGGGATTATCGCGATCGAAGACCCCGTCTCGATTGTCGAACACCACAGTCCCGGTACCGGCGCCCATGCGCGCGCGCTCGCGCGGCCTACCCCGGTTGGTAGTGAATCGGCGAAGCCACGGGAACACATCCTGCCAGACAGAATTGATATACATCTGAGCCCGCACGCCCGGGTACGCCATTGCCTAGGTCCTCACCGCTCCATTGAGGATCGCCCCATGCCGCTGCAGGCGCGCGGTCAGCTCACGCTCAATCTTGTCAACCACGTCCTGGCCCGTCACGTCACCGTTGACGTTGATCGTGATCCCGCCTCCAGCGCCATCCGGTAGGATCTGCTCGCCGCGATGGATCACAGCAAGTCCCGACTCCGCCACCCAACCCCCAGTCTGGGCGTGTGGCGCGTTCTTTCCGCCGGACGCGCTGTTCATCGCGTTGGTCAACCGATCGATCGCCTTCAGGAAATCGCGCGTCTTATCGTTCAACTCGGGCACGGGGATGTGGTTGATGAACCGCCGCAGGTTGCGGATCATGTCGTCCAGATCGTTCCCGAGTCGCTCGATCTTGCGGCCGAACGCCGCGGTCGTCAGCTTCTCGGCGGTCGCCTGCGTCACGTCGGCGATCGTTCGCTGCGTTTGATTCATCTGCTCGATCAGATCGGTATTCGCGAGCAGTGCGTTGGCGACGGCCTGACCTGCCGGCCCCATCTCCGCAATCTGTCGAATGTTGGCTGTTGACAGGCCCTCGCGCTGCAGGCGCTTGAGCGAGTCGGCGAATGCGCTCGCGGCTGCGACCTGTTGCTCAAGAAACGCCGACAGGTCAACAGCAGTCGGGGCTACAGGCACCGCCGGAGGCGCCTGTAGTCGTCTCTCGGCAAACGCAAGATTCTGATAGTCGCGCAGCTCCTTCGCGTACTCGGCCTGGGCCTCAGCATATGCCTGCTGCTCATTCGCGAAGTCCGAGAGTGCGCTGCCAATACCCCCCGCAAGATCGGCGAAGGTAGCGAATCCGGATCGGATCGCCTTGCGGAATTCGTTGGCCTTATCCTTGAGCTGATCAAACTGCTTGCCCAGACCTTCAAGGTCACGCCGGTACGCCTTGAGCTGATCCAACTCTCCGGTCCCGAGAGCGTGGATTTCGATCTCCCAATCAGTCCCCGTTAGCGTGTCGAGTGCCTTCGTCAACTGCTCGATCAGCACGCTGGGAATTGGCGACTCTGAGACCTCCTTCGCGTGAACCCGTATCTCGTAGTCGTGCGCGACCAACGTGTTCACGTGGTCCTGAATCTTCGCGATGTCCGTCAGCGCCGGCCCGGTCTCGGCCTTGACCGTGACCCTCACGGACCCGGGGATCAGGTTCAACTCGTCGATAACGCCGCGGATATCCCCCTTGGTCAAGTGCATCTCCGCACCGAGTGCCTGCACCTGCCGGACGACTCGCCGGTGGGAGGTCCCCGCCTCGTCGAGGCCCCTTGCGTAGTCGCGCAAGTCGTTCTTCGCAGCAAGCGTTGCCTCCAGCTCTTGCAGGACTGCATCGCGGTAAGCCTCCGTATCCTGCTTGCCGTGGCGGCGAAGACGATTCACCTCCTGCTGCGCCGACTGGAGCTGGTCGGCCGAGTCGAGGACGGCGAAGAGCGGATCGATCAGTGCGAGTTCAGCGCGGCGCTGCGATCTTGCGGCCTCAGCGGCGTCGTTGTGACCCCGCGCGACGCCGTGCAGGGCGTCGGCAGCGCTCCCGTAAACGCTCTTCGATTCCGCGTACCGCGCGCGGAGTCGGTTCGCTTGCGTGCCATTCCACGCCGCGGCGGTGGCGTTGAGGTCCATCGCGCCAGTAGTGCGCTCGATCTGCCCCGTCGCCTCGCGCCAAGCCTCCTGGAAGCGCCCGATCGGATGACGAACGGCTTCGAGCGGGTTCGCTAGAGTCTGCAGCCCCTCGATAAGTCCGCCAACGGAAAAGCCCGCGCTGTCCGATCCCGTTCCGATCTCCGGGAGCAGGTCGAGGAAGTCCTCGACCGGCCCGAAAATATCAGCGATCGAACCTGCGACCTCCTCAGCCGATTCGACGATCAGCGGGAAGACGACAGTCGCCAGTTCCTGCCCGGCGATCATAATGTCGTTCAGCGCCTTCGCGAATCGGAACGAGAGGGACTCCTGCGTCTTCTCGAAAGCGTCGTTGAGCGCCCCCGTCGAGTTCTCGACGTTGTCGAAGATCGCGTCGACCTTCGAGGCCTCCTGAACGGTCAGACCGAAGACGCCAGTCAGCGCGCGCACGTTCGGGACGATCTTGCGCAGGATCCCGTTGTACGCGGCCTGGGTGTCCGTCTGCTTCTTCGCCGCCTGATCGAGGAGCCGAAGGGCGCCAATGATTCCGTCTTCGGAGATCGCGTCGAGGAGGTCTTGCGCCGAGAGGCCGAGCTGATTCATCGCATCCGCCGCCTGCGTACCCGGCGCGGCAATCGCCTGGAGGACCCCGCGCATCGCAGTGACACCCTCATTGACATCGAGGCCGATATTGGAAAGCGCCGCCATCGAGGCCGCGACCTGGTCGAAGGTCACTCCGACCGTCGACGCGATTGGGAGGATCCGGCCGAGCGCGGTTGCGAACTCCTCCGGCTCCGCGCGGCCTTCCCGGACCGCGGCAACGAGAGTATCCGTCGCCTCGGCGGCGGTCAACCCGGACTTCGAGTAGGCGTTGAGCGCCGACGCGACGATGTTCGCGACGTCGGCGGTCTCCCCGAGACCGATCGCCGAAGCCTGCGCCGAACGCTGCAGGGCGGGCATGACCTCGTTCGCCTTCAGGCCAGCGGATGAGAGGAAATAGAGAGCGTCGGCGAGTTCAGTCGGCGCCTGCGCGGTCTCGCCCGCGAGCGTGATGACCTGATCCCGCCATTGCGCAATATCCTCAGCCGAGGCGTTCGAGATCGCCGCGATCTTCGTGAATGCGACGTCGTAGTCACGGGCAGCCTTGACCGACGCCGCGGCGAACGCGGCCACGGCAGCCCCAGCGAGCGCCATACCGCTCGCGAGAGGACCGACTTGGCTGACCACCTTGACAACGAGAGTTTGAACCTCAGTAGCTATGGCTGACTCCTTTGTTTCTCCCGTGCCGCAAGTTCGAGACGGCGCTCCAGAGCATCGCCCCAACTGGGAGCGAAGTCCTCGGGGTCGACACCACGGGCGCCTCCCGCCTTCGCAGTATAGAACGACAGCGCGGTCTGCAGCGTATCAAGGCGTTCATGAATCGAGATCGGGCCGTAGGCCCGCTCGTATGCCTCCCACTCCGCGAGATCCGCACCGGTCACTTTGTTCTCGATCTCTGATGGTAGACGGCCCAGAGCGAGGGCTAGTCGGAAGAGCTGTCGGCGCCCTGGGCGGAACCGAAACCCTCCGCCACCACATCCACGGACTCGACCTTCATCCCGGACAGACGACGTGAGATGTCCCAGAGCTTCTCGACCACCGCGCCGTCGACCTGCCCGAGCTTCTCGATGTCCTCGTCTGCGAACATCCGCTCACCTGCCTCGTCGCAGACGCACCGAACGACAAGCGCCGCGCGGATGTTCGTCTGACTCTCCTTCGCCCGCATACGCCCGTCCGGTCCGGGCTCGATCAAGGACGACTCGTAATCGTCGCGCTCCTTCGCCGTTAGTCCCTTGACGAAGACCTTCCCATGTCCCGCGATCTCGACCGCCTCGATGTGCGGAATGATCGCGAGCAGTTCGTCCTTCGAAAGCTCCATTTCTTCTCCCCTTTCCCCTTTATATTCGACCGAACAAAGAGACGGCCAACCTCAGGACGCCGTCCCCCGCCGCGTCCGCCGCATCCTCTGAATACGGCCGCGCTGGCATCTTCGAAGTCCCGAATTGGTAATAACGGTCGTATTCGACCGTCGCGCCGACCGACGCCGAGGACTCCTCGATGGAATCCTCTTGTTCGACGACGTCGATTGAGTCGCGCAGCCGGCCGGACAGAACCGGAGCGCGGGCGCGGAGTTCCTCCTTGACTATCTCCGCGCCCTGCCCCACCAGAGCCATCCCTGCCACCTGTCCTGCGACTGCCATCGCCGTCAAACGAGCGACGCATTGCTCGGCGCCGATGACCGTTAGACTCACGACGTCGCGCGCTGGATCGCGCCCTGTGCGTTGAACACGACAGTCGTCATCGCTGCCGCACCCATCTCGCCTGCGATCGGCTGGTAGCTAAGCATGATGCAGGTGGCGCTGTATTTCGGGTTCGTTGCCGACGTGACCGTACCCGACGCCCAGGTCGAGACTACGAACGCCGACCCCGCCGCATACCTGGGCTGCAACGTCGCGTCGACCGACGCCGCGGCAAAGTCCTGGTAGAAGTCGACCGTGATCTGGTCGGCCGGCAGACCGAGCGCGAGCTGTGTCGCCGTGTCGCCCATCGCTGTAACATCCACCGTCCCGTACGTCGACTCTACGGTGACCGACCGCACGTGATCGGACAGGTTGACGCCGTCGGCGACCAACGAGGCGTTCTTGAGAACGAACTTCGCCATCTAATCCTCCTTCATCGTTACGGCCGGACATCGACCGTAAGCCGGGCTGCCAGAAACGCCATTCCTCCTTCCTCCAGTCGCCGATACGGTCCCGCCTGAATGACCGTCGCGTCTCCAACCGCCGCATCCTCGATCGCCGCCCGGACGCCATTGCGCGAGGTGTAGGCGTCGAGCTGGGTCTGCGCCGCCTCCAGATCGTTTGTGGAGACGACCAGCGTCACCCAGAAGCTGTATAGCGGTTCGCCCATCGAGGCATCATGGTAATCGATCTTGGCCAGCTCGATCACCGCTGCCGGCGGCATCACATTCGCCAACCGCGCTACGACGTGGAGCCCAGGAACCGCCTGGAGCGCGCCGGCCAGCGCCTCGCGGATATCGCCGATCTCGCTCACGGAGTAATCCTTCGAAGCCGCGACAACAGCACCTGCACGTCCGGGTCGATCTGGGACCGGATTCGGACGGGCGCCCCCTCGATCACGACCGCCTCCACGCCCAACGGCGAGGACCGCACCCGCTTGAGCCACCGCAGCGCCTGCAACGTCGTTGCCTGCTTGACGCGATCCGGGATCGTCGGCCATCCAAACTTGCCCACAATCTGGATCGACCGTGGATGGCGGTAGAATCGCTTGGTTCCAAGCGCCGAGACCTCGATCCGGGTGAATGGGCGTCCATCCGCCTCAGCGTTGTAGGGCGCCAACACGTAGTCGCCCGTTGCCCAGGTCGTCTCGAATGTACCGTCCCCGTCGTCGTCGCCCTTGAGCGTCGTGATCGTCACGAGATCGTCCACGATCGCCTCGGACCAGTTGCCGGCGAAATAGCGCGTCACATCGGCCTCGTCCGGCCAGAACTTTCGACCGCAATAGCTCTCAACCGCCTCCTCAGCGGCGTCGATGGCGGTCTGCGCCTGGTCATCGATCGGCAGATCACCGAGCTGCGCCGTGCGCCTGAAGGCCTCCATGTCCACGTACTTGCTCAAACCGGGCCTCCCTCGTCACCGACCGTACATTCCGTATTCGGGGCGCCTCATGTGCCACTGCTCTCCGTACGCGGGCAAGTCGGCATGCTCGACGACGATCTCCGTGTTCCAAAGGATCGGGTAGCCCCGCTCCTTAGCCCCGACACACAGCGACGTCCATTCCGTGTTCTCCGTCATGTCGTCGTCGTCTTGCTGCTGGAACCGAACTCGCCGGTGAACTTCCGCCGGCACCAGCACGCAGCACCCGACGCTAAACATCTCGTAGATTCCGGATGGTGGCGGCTCTGGGCTTGAATGCTGCTGGAAGCTCGGACGAACCCCCGCGGTGTCGTAATGCACCTGCTTGCCCTCGATCAGAGTCAAGGGCGCAACGATGCCGCGCTCGCTGGTGGCGAGCAGCCGCCACAGCAGATCCGGTCGGAACGTGATATCGGGATCGATCCACAGCGCCCACTCGTGGTGAGACTTTAGGCTATCGTCGATCGTCGCTTGTCGCCCCAGCGCCGCCCGCCGCGAGTAGTTCTCGCCCTCGTAGTCCTTGACCCAGGGGCGTTTGTCCCACCAGACATCAACGTCCTCTAATGCGCCTACGTTATTTTTGAACCGCTCCAGCAGCGCGGGGTGCATGTCCGGCCGGATCGGCGCGGGCACCAGGACGCGGTTCATCGCCTCGCCTGAACGAAGGCGCTCGGGAAGTGGATCTCCGTGCGCTCTATTGTTAGACCCGCTGCTTCGAACCACGAGGTGAAGCCCGCCAGATCCATCGCCCAGACGTGCCCAGCCGTCTCACCGATGGCCTTCCCCGCGAACGGGTTGGGAACCGACGTGTCGATGTCGGTGCTCCACGTTCGGTCCGTCAACTCCTCGTTGATGGGACTCGACGCGATGACGCGCCACGATTTCGACGTCAGCCGCCGCAGCGCCCCCATGGGATCGCGCAGGTGCTCTAGTACCTCCGACATGACGACCACGTCGAAGTGAAGGGTGGGCGTCCATTCCTCGACGTCGTGCAGCTCGTAGCGCACGTTCGGAAGCGACACCGCCGTGTCCATGAATCCGGGGATGAAATCGACCGCGACCACAGATTCGGCCACTTGAGCCAACCGCTCGGTCATCATGCCCTCTAAGCATCCGACCTCCAGCACTCGGCCCGGATGCAGCGTCGCGACCCAGTCCACGATCGCGTTCAGCCGGTCGAACTGGTACGGCTCGACGTAGCCGAATCGGTGCTGCACCCGGCCGTCCGCGAGGGCGAACAGCCGACTCCAGTGTTCACGCAAATCGGGGATCTCCTCGTGGCGGTCCAGCTTCATATCTTCTCCAGGACGAACACCCAGTTGTCGCCCTCGCGCCGCGCGTCGACCTCCCTAAAGTCGCAGCCGTCGCCGTAGTGCGGGTATTTGGTGTGCAACCAGTGACCCGGCGTCCAGTAGCAGAAGGTCTCGCGCGTCGCCCATCGCTTATGGTCGGGATCGCGAAAGGACTGCTCGACGCCGTAGGCGCACGTGCGGACCTTGAGCTGCCCGCCCATCTTCAAAATTCGATGCGCCTCCTTCATGAACCCGCGCCAGTCATCAACGTGTTCCCACACATCGTCGGCCAGCAGCGCGTCGAACTCCGAGTCGGAGAACGGCCAGGGCCGCACTTCCAGATCATGCACGACATCGACGCCGTCCAGCTTAGCGATGTCCAGATTCACCCACTCGATCGGCGGCTGCTCGCTGGACGGCCGGATGTCGGTCCCGCAGCCAATGTTGAGCGCCCTCATGGCTTCTCCTCGAAGTCGAGCGTCCACTCTTCGATCTGGGGACCGAAGCCGACTGGCCGAGACTCGTGCGCCACCAACAGCCCATCGGGTCGTTCGGTGGTGTACAGCGTCTTCGGCTTGTCCGCCGGCGCGTCGTCGTTCTTGGTGGTCTGTCCCCTGCTAAGATCCCGAATGCCGTATCGATTCCGGGGCCTCATCGCAGGGCCTCCAGGACGCGGTCGCCAACCGTCAGCTCCTCCAGGATCGGCTTCCAGAACTCCCGGGTCACCAGATCGACGTCGTACTGCGCCGCGAACTCGACCGCCTTCTCTCTCATCTTCGTTGAGTCGGAATGCCGATACGCCTGCTCCAGACAGCCGGCGATCGAGCGCGGCTCGGGACGGAGGAAGAACGCCCCGTGTCCGGCGTCGTACCAGCGCTGGCCCTCGGTCTTCCACCCCGATCCGCACAGCTCCGGCATCGAGGTGCAATCGTTGACGATGACCGGCGTTCCGCACGCTTGGGCCTCGATGATCGGGATCCCGAAGCCCTCGCCGTAGGACGGGTTCGCCAGGACGTCGATCAGCGAGAATAGCTCGGCCATCGACTGCGCGTCGATCCCCAACTCCAGCTCGATCTGTGGTGGGAAATAGACCGCGCCCTCAATTCCGAACATCCGCGCGAGCGCCTCCAGATTCAGGCCCTGCCGCACCCCCGACTTCTCGGTGTGCACGTACAGGATCGCGTCGCGCCGCTTCTCCCGGAACTTCGCGAAGGCCTCGAATACCTCGGGGAACGCCTTGCGGGGCGGCGAGAACCCCTGGTTGTTTGCGACCATCCCGACGACGTAGGCGTCTTTCGGGATGCCGAGTGCCTCGCGTGCACCGTCCGTATCCGCGACCGGCCTGTACACCGACGTGTCAACCCCATGCGGGATGTAAAGTGGGTCCAGGCCAGCCTCGCGCAGCTTGTCGCGGCCGAACTTGCTCATCGCGATCGGCTTAGCGTTGTGCATCTTGAAATACTCCAGCACCCGGGGCGGCACCGGGTCGTGATCGACCGGGACCCAGGAGGCTAGATTGAGATCCCCCAAGAACTGGTTTTGCAATACCCACACATCCATCAGCGTGATCGTGAGGCAGCCCTTGGGGTCGCCCGAGCCGTGGTACGCGGCGTACGATGCGACGAAACGGTTCCCCCAGTTCTGATCCCCTGGGAGCACGGGCATCCCGTCCCACCACATCTGGGCGCCCTCCAGCCCGAAGAACGCCGAGATCGCGACTTCGTAGCCGAGGTCTCGGATCTTCGGCGTGAACAGTGCTGTCTGGATCCCGTAGCCGACCGGGCACCATGGCGCGTTCGAGTGCCACAGGATGCGATTGGTCCGATCAGGCACTGGCCGCTCGCTTGACCCGCGTGCTCCTCTTCGCCCCCGGCTCCGCCGTCATGTCCTCAACGCCCCGACGAAGCTTGACGGGGCGAACGAGGCCCATCTGCAGTTCGGAGAAGTCCTTGTGCAGAATCTCCCCCTTGCGTACAACCGAGCCGTCTTTGAGCACCCACGGCTCGACGACTTCGTAGCAGTCGACGAGACGGACGTCGTCGTCTTCCATGTTTCCCTCCCCTTGGTCGTGGGGGGAGCGAGGCCTGTTCCCCGCTCCCCCTCAGCATCCGAACTTCTACGGGCTCTGACAGGACGCCGGCCGATCGGCCGCTGCGCCTGTGCACTGCCCGCTCTGCCCGGCCCCGTTCCCCCCGTTCGTTGGCGGGGAGGGATCCGCGAAAGCCGGAGCCGCGAGGCTGAGCGAGGCCACCAGGGCCACGCTCGCGACGAGCCTCTTCATTCCTTCACCTCCCCCCCGTCTTCTCGGCTACTTGCCTTACAGCGTCTTCAGGCTCCGGAACGCCTGCCAGGCCAGCACCGTAGCGCTGTTGCGCCACAGCGAGTAGAAGCCTCGCTGCCCCGTCGGGAAGTTGTTCGCCGTCCCGAACAGGTGCGGGATGATGTCGGCGCTCATGCCGACGCGGTCCACGATCAGGTAGTGCGCGAAGTCCCCGAACGTCAAGACCGTGGAGCCGGTCGTGAGCACCGCCGGCATCGCGCTGTACTGATCGATCGGGTATCCGTTCATCTCGCTGCGGTACCCATCCTGTAGGTTGGCCCAGAAGCCGCCACCGCCGGCCGTGTCGAGCTGGCGAATCTTGCTCTGGATCGTCCTGTGTGACACGAACCGACCAACCGACTGGAACCTCGGGGGCGTCGCGTCCGAAGTCGCGTACACGTCTGCCAACGTGATGTTGGCGGTCGCCGACGACGTCACAATCGCAGTCGCTCCGTTGTGCAGGCCCTGCGGCTCAACGACGCCCGTACCCGACAGGTACTTCGTCGCCTCCAGGTTGTCCTTGGCGTTCTGGACCAGCCGACCGACTTCGGTCCGAAGCTGGTTCCAGTCCTGGTCCAGCTCGATCGAGAACGGGACGAAGTATTGTGCCCTCTTCGCCTGCACGACCGGCTGGGCGAGCGCCGTCGAGTTGTCGGCGGCCTCCGCGGCCTCCGCGACATAGCTCGCCGTTCCCTCGGACCCGGTCACCCCGCGCCACTCGTTCTGAGTAACCGACTCCACCCGACCGATCGCCCGCAGCGGGTTTACCTGCCCGTTGCTGGTGAGGATGATCGTCGGGTCCAACGTGAACGGCAGAAGAAACCCGCCGGCCGCGCCCGTCCCGATCGCCATCGCACGGGCCTCGTCGCTCGTCAGAGGCTGAGACGCGAGATGCTTCCAGAAGGCCCGCTCATAGATCGGCGAACCCGTCGCCAGGAACTGCCGCGCCAGGATCTTGTCCGGGTCGGGCGTGTCCCTCAGCACTCGCTCCGCGGCTGCCTGGCGATCCTCCTTGCTCTTCTCTCCCCTGGCAGGATCGGGGGAGCCATACTTGCCGATCTCGATCGCCTTCATCGCCCGAGCACGGAGCTGCTGGTCCATGTCGTCCAGGTTGTCGGCCGACGCCCTCACCGTCGACAGGTCGAAGATATCGCCCTGCATTGACTCCGGTGTGCGCGGCGCCGAAAACCCGAAACGATTCTCCTGCGGCTCGGACTGGGTCTCGGCGATCTCCGCCAGCCTCGCCGCCCGCTTGCTCAGATGCTTGACACGTTCACCGATCGCGTCGAACTCGGTATTGAGTTCGTTCCACTCGGTGGTGACCGCCGGCGGAAAATCCTTCCCCCGGTGCTCAGTGTCGATCTCCTGCAGGCGAGCCTTGATCTCGCTCTTCCGCGCCTCCAGCTCCTCGACCGTGGCATACTGGTCGATAGCCGACACTTCGAGCATGCCGGCAGCGAGCACGAGGCCCACAGTCGACAGTACGGCCCACAGGCCGCCTACCCAGCGTTTCAAAGAATCCACGACGGACCCTCCTCTTTCGTCGACAAATAGTCCCTGACCTGTGACGAGGTGACCAGTTCGCGGTCGGCGTCGCCAGCAGCGGACGAGGTGACCGGCACCGGCACAGGTGCGCGATCGGCGTCGCCCTTTTCAGGACCTTCAAGATACCTCAGGATCTCCCGCAGCCGCTTGCGGTCGCGGACATACGTCCCGAGGACGAACTCATCGGTGAGCGACCGAATGCCGGCAGTCGCCCCCTCGTAGGCCGGGAACGTGACCGGCCCAAACTCGTGCAATTCGACTTCCTTGATCGTCCGCTCAGGCAGCCCGTCCGGGTTGTGGTCACTCCGTTTGGGCTCCTCGACGATCTCCTCTCGCATGACCCGGAACCGGAACGAGGCCCCGTACAGGCCCTTGTCCAGACCCGGGAGCAGATCGCGGTTGTACGACGTGTCCAGCAGCGGCACCTCGTAGTAGGCGCCCTTGGGCTCCTCACGCAACTCGGCGATCGGGCCGAGCACCTTGGACCCGATCTGGGGATCGCGGCCGTGCTGGAACAGGGAGCGGATGGAATCGCGCCGCTCGACGAATGTCTTGGCGAAAGCACCCATCGCCAGACGCTCCATGAAGTCGCCCTCGAAGATCGATTCGATCCGGGTCCACTGATCGAAGACCGCGAAATGCCCGAACATGACCGGGCCGGGGAATCCATCCGCGACCTCGCGCAGCTTCAGATCCGCCGGCCAGATGCCGCGGTACAATGACTCGGTCGGCAGATCCAGCGCTGAGGACTTGGACGCGCCCTGGTGGCGCGTCAAGTGGTTGCGGATCGATTCCTTGGACATAACCGTAGCTCCCGTCTGGTTTAGCCGCCCAAGTGCGGCACTTACCCCGCCGGAGTCGGCCGGCCCGTGTGGCGTGGCGTGGTGCGGCAGCGCCCAATGCGCCTGCGTAGCGGGATCCGAGTCGTTGGCCAGCTCGAACGCGATCGATCGGAAGTCCCCCGCGGTCTTGCACTTGCGCATGGCCGCGGTCCCGTCCCAGCGCGCTTCTTCCAGACCATCCTGGATCGTGTCGTTCTCCCGATCAGCGTCGTCGTCCGGGTCTGGGTCCTCCGGGGGCCGGAAACCTCGCACGACCGCGGCGCCTGCAAGCGTGGTCGGAATCGCTGGGACTGTCGAGACCGGGGTCGTCTCCACGAATTGCTGCCGCTTACCCATCTTGTCCTCCTTCGCCGTCGCGTTGATGTTCAGCGCGGCGAGATGCGCCTGCGCCGCCCCCTTCGTGGCGTGACACCCCACGGCCTTGCCCGTCGAGTTGAGCACCACCGCCCACGGCTTGCTCGCCGGACACTGTGAGCTGTTCGGCACGATGTGCCAGGGCATTTCCCCTCCCAAAGACCGGGGCGCACGTTTCGAGCGTCCACGTCATCACGATTCCCCCAGGAACGCCGCGAACTCCTCTTCAAGAGTGCGCCCCCTACGGAAGCCCTCCGGTAATAGAGAGACGTCCTCCGAGCCCCCCGGTACCAGCCTACGCCCGTCCGTGTCACCGGAGCCCGGAGAGTTTGAAGGGGATATATCCCGTCCCGGGGGTGACCCCGGGGGCGGGGCCGGCGTCGGAGGTGGCGACTGCGGTGGCCCCGCACCCGGAGGCTGGAGCTGCACCGAAAACAGGCCCGAGTGCGACTGACGGAGCCGGCGCAGGTCGCCCGAGGTCACAGCTTCGATCACGTCGTCGGGATTATACCCCGCGTCAGTGAGCTGCCTGATCGAGATCGCGTCCATGTTCAGGATCTTCGCGTTGTCCTCGGCGTCCTCTTGCAGGAACGGGATGTGCTGCTCATCATACCACAGCTCTTTGCCCTCAGGGGCCCGGAAGATCGTGCTCAGCGCGCCAACCATCTTGGACCACAGCGGGCGCATCGTGGAATCCGCCACCAGCCGGCGCGCAGCTTGGTAGTTGCCGGTGTTGAGTGCCGACCCCTGCAAGCCTTCGCTGAACTGGGCGATGACCGCGCCCACCCCGGACGCCGCTGCAATCCGGGTCTCGCTCAGGCCCTGCAGATTCCGAAACTCCATCTCTTGGAAGTTCGACCCGACCACGTCGGCATCGGCCCCGCCACCCAAAAACATCCGCCTGAAGGCCGACGCCGTGCCCTGGTCGTATTCGGCGTCGAATAGCTTTTTCCACTCGATGAACTCCTCCACGCCCATGTCCGGTGGCGGCTTGATGATCATATTGGGCGTGGCGCCCTGCTCGAAGAACTTGAGTTTGTGCTTGGTGGCGGCCTGGTCGCCCATAACCTCGCGGATCAGCGGCGTCAACCAGCTCATCCCGCGCCACGGAGCCATTGGATCCGGATGCGGCATGAAGTGCGCCACCGACGATGCCGGCAGCCCGATCGGATCGTTGCTGGCGCTTGGGCCGCCCGGATAGTAAAGGTAGCCAATCACGTCGGTATCGAGCGCCCAGGGCGAGCCCGATTCGTCGTTCCGATTCCCAAACAGGACCTCGATCCAGTCGGGCCGCAGCGACCGAAGCCTGTCCCGGGTGCGATACCCGAACCAATTGCCGCCGAGATCGGCGAACGTCAGCGAGGTAGACAGTAGATCGGTCGTCGTTTTGTTGGGCTCCGGCTTCTCAAGCAGCGACAGGGCTTCGGATGAGGACAGATCCCCCACGTGTCCGTCGCGCACCTCCCGCCAACGGAACCGCGCCTCTGAAAAGATCATTTGCCGCACCGAACAGCAGCGATACACCGCCGGGGAGGCCGCGTGCAACACGTCGGAGAACCCTCCGAACGTCTGTGGCGGGTCGTCGCGCTCGGTTCCGTATGTCGTCAGCGGGTGGAACGTGTTGCCGTATTTGAAGAACTGGGCATACTCGTCCCACGTCAGCGATAAGCCCTCGCGCTGCTTCGTTCGCAGTAGCTTGCCGAGCATCCGCTCTCCTATCCGAACAGTACGAAGGGCTCTGCGCGCTTGGGCTTAGAGGGCCCGAAGGCCAGTGTCAGCGCGAACATTGCCGATACATCCCCGACATCGCGGCGCCAGCTAAACCGGTCGCCCGACACGGACTTTTTGCGCAACAATTGCACGGCTTCGTCCAGCTCGACGTTGGCCCGGACGATCAACTTGGAGTCGGCGATCGCCTCGTAGATCCGCCCGCAGGCTGAGTAGACCTCGGCCGCCGACAACTTGCGAATCTTGACCCGCCGGGACTCCAGCGCCGGGATCAGGAACGCCGCAGGGCCGCCACCATCGATCACGACCGGGCCCTTGTACTTGGAATGCAGCTCCACGAGCCTGTCCAGCAGCCACCCGGTGCCCGGACGATGCTCGACCAGCTCGCCAATCTCGCCGCCAAAGGCTGCGATCGAGGCCGCGCTTTGGTCCGGGACGATGTCAACCCCGAATTCTGCCCCCTTGCGCTGCGCCTGCACGTCGGCGTGACAAGCGGCTTCCCAGTCGACCGCTGAGATAGCCGCGATGTCGCCACTCTCGGGCCAGATCCCCATCCGCTCCCGGGCGAATGTCTCGTCCGACATGGCCTCGCGTTCGATCCGGATCGCGTCTATCGAGATCCGGATGCCGAGCCCGGGGTTCGCCGCGGCCCACGCCCGTTCGTCGTCCAGATCGGCGTCGGCTTCGGACGACCACTCCAAATAGCAAAGGCGCCCCTGCTCGCCCCCGTTCGCCGCATCGTGGCCCCGCTGGCGCACGCGACCCAGAGTCCACGATAGCGGACCTCCGGCGGAGCTGGTATACCAGATCTGCGGGTTGCCCAGCACCGTTCGCGCCGAGATCGTCGGGAACATCGCCCCGATCATCTCGTCCGTGAGCGCGAATGCCTCGTCTAGCACGACCACGTCGCCGGTGAACCCCCGGCCGGATGAAGTCGAACGAGCCACGAACTGCAGGCGTCGGCCGTTTTGAAGTTGAATGCCCTCTTCGCCGTGGCTCGTTCTAATCTGCTTGACTCGGGAGCGCAGCTCGTCGGATCCATCGATCAGCGACGTGATCCGAAGGAACGCCTCCCGAGCGGTCTTGAACTCGTGGGCGCTGTGCAGGATCAACCGCTCGGGCAGCCAATCCAGATAAAGCCCGGCGAGTTCTCGGGCCTCCAGGATCGTGCCCTTGCCGTTCTGCCGGCCGACGATGATCCCGACCTCAAGCGCTGCCCACCGGTCGACGTCGCCGACCCGCACGCCCATCGCGTCCCGCAGGCAGTCGGCTTCCCACGGGTCCAGCTCCAGGCCGGCAGAGGCCGCCAGCTCGATTGCGGCGTCCCCGTCCGAATAATCGTAAGCCGGGACGCTACGAACCCGCGGCTGCTGCACGCCGACGATCGCGGCGCTGCGCAATTTCGTCAAGAACCGATGCCTTTCGAGGCCTCATCTGCTCAAGTCTCTCGGATACAATGCGCAGCTCGCGGGCGACGCTGGCCAGGTGGGTACCCGATGAGGAAGGCAGTTCGGCCAGCAACGCGGCGCGGATCGCCATCAAATCCGACTGCAAGGAGGGCTCACCAGTCGTTGGCCGCTGGCCGTTCGCCTTCTTGGCTGCCGTGCGTCCGGTTGTAGAGCGTACGGCTTTGGTTGCACCAGACGCACGCCGCGCGGAGGTTCGTGAGTTCAAGGAGAGCACCCCCCTTCCCTATCGGAACGATGTGGTCGATCTCTTCGGCCGCCCCAGTGCACCCCGGGAGCTTGATCTGGCACCTGTAGTTATCCCGGGCAAACACCTGGGCACGGATCCGGGCCCGCGTTCTGGACCCGACGTATCCCCAAGCGTTGCCAGGCGGCCGTTTGGGCATCTGCTACCTCCGGAGGATGAACAGGACGACCGCGATGATCAGGACGATGACGAGAATCGTGATGAACAGACCCGAGCCGGCGGCGATCATCCCCGGAGCCGATCAATCAGCTCGTCCTTGGTCCCCGAGGTCGGGAGCCCGCGGCCCCGGGCCACGACGCGGAGCTGATCCATGGTCCGGTCCTCGTAGGCGCCGGTTCCCGGGCCCTCGGCCTCGTCCTCGGGGGCAGCCGTTTCCTCGGCGGCTGCCGGCGGCCCGTCGGGGGTCGGGCTTTGAATCCTGTCCCCTTGCACGTTCACCGCCGCCGGTGTGGTGGGGTCGCCGGCGTAGTCGGTGTTCATGCCCGGCGCCATGGCCGTGCTGGATTCGTTCGGCGGCAGGGCCTGCTCGTTCACCGATTCCGGGGTTGCCGGGTCCCGTTCCTCTGGCGATTTGCCCATGGTAACCCTCCTTCTTAGATTTAGCTAACTTCCAGACTGTAATGGAGAGAGAAGCCGGACAACTCGTCTCCCCGCGTTGTTCCACTCTTCCGCCCGATATCCGCCCCCTTAGCTAAATCTAAGCGCGATCGAGCGCGAGCCCGAGCGCGAGCGCACCCGCGCCCGCCACGATCCACGCCGCCGGTGGGTAGATCTGCCAGACGCCAGCCACCACGGCCACCGTACCCCCCACCTCCAACGCCCCGACGACCCACGCTCTTATGGCGTGACGCGTACCAGGCGCCAGTCGGGTTCGCCCGGGATTGTGCCGCCCTGCGGAAGCGTCTCGGTCCCGCCGGCCTGGTATCTGATCTGCCATCCCGCGTAGTATAACCCAGGGACGGCCAGATCGCCAGTCCCCCACGCCCAGGCCACATCGCCCGTGGTCGCCACCGTGATCTGTGCCGTGCCATGGACAGACGCCGATCCGGCAGAGACGGATCCGAACATGAACATGACTGTCGCGCCCGTCAGATTGATCGGGTTGCCTACGGCGTCCAGCAATCGGTCGGCTATAGCGGGCACGGTGGATCCCCGCTTCCACCGCCGGATGGTGCTGGTCATGCTTCCTCCGGATCGTAGGCGTGATCAACGGAGTGGGTTGAAATCCCCATCCCCGCAGTCAGGTCCTTGATCGGCTCGCCACTCGGCCCCCGATCCAGTACCCGAACCGAGATCGCCGCCGGCCCGAGCGTCACATCGGCGACATCATCTGGGTCGTAACCCAGATCCCGGATGAGCTGTTGCGCCTCACTCTTGCGCATGGCTCCCGCCTACGTGATCTGGAAAACCCCGCCCGCAGCGGGTGTCCAGTTGATGTCGCCACCGTTGGGGGTCACCGGCAGCCCGGTGATCGAGCCCTCATCGATGTTGGCGATGAGCTGCGATGTGGACGGGGTACCCGTGTCTTTGTAGTAGTCCAGCGACTCAACGCTGGCGCCCGACACGGCGGTGTAGACCACGTTATCATGGTCAAACGCCCCGATCCCGGCCGTCCCCACCGTTTTGGTCGCGCAGGTGGCGGCCGTCCCGATGAGTCCAGCCGAGATGTCGTCGTACATGTCGTCGGCCAGGTTCAGGGCATCGGCGCCCTCGTCCCGCAACATCACCTTGATCGCGGTGCCGGCGTCGTTCAGGTCGATCGCTGCGCCCGTGCCTCCACCGAGCATCACATTGCGAAAGTTCTCGTAGAATGCCGAGGCCATCTCTACTCGCCCCCGATCCCTTGAGCCGGAGGTTCCTCGTACTCTTGCCCTGCCTCCAGCGTCTCCAACCGCAACTTGGCTGCCGCCACCGAGCCCTGCCGTCGCTCGTACTCGACCGCCACCGGCTCGTAGGCCTCCCCAAGCACCTTACCCCGTGCCTTGAAATCGGCCAAGGCCTCAGCCCGCTCAGCGTCAAACGCCTGGATCTCGGCGAACTTGATCTCGACCTCGTCCCGCAACTCATCTGCCGCCGCCTGCGCCTGATCCAGTTCCGCACGCGCCGCCGCTACCGCTGCGCTATCCGGCATTCTGCTTACCTCCTCCCGATCCGCAACTGCCTGTGCTGGTAATCCTGCTCGACTCGATCCACGCCGATCTGCAGAGCAGGGGGCTTGTCCACGGCGCCCACGATATCATACTCGGGCGGCCCAGTCCAGCCGATGTTCATCAGATCGAAGACTCCTTGAGACACCGTGCAGGATCCTGTGTCGTCCAACCATAAATGGATCGTTTTGACCGGATGCACGACGTGACAGTGTGGACATTCGTACAACGATTGCCCCGTCATCGGGATTGACACGATCGGCACGATGGCCAAGCAGGATCTCAACGTCCGATGCCTGATTCGGATTCCAGCCATAGCCCTCCCTACGAGTCGTTCCCACGCCTGATCGTACCCGTCCCCGACAACGAACTCCCGAACCCGGTGCCGGCAATACGAGCGATCGTACCAGGTACGACGACCGGCGCCCCAAGTTGCCCGGCGATCAACTGCCCCGCCGCGAATGTCGGAGCCTTCGCGAACACGAACCCCACCAGCGTGACCGCCCCGGTGGAGATGCTGCCCACGGAGAAGATCGGCGATCGAACGAACGTCGCCCCGATCATCGTGCGGCTGATCAAGCCGGCGCCGAAAGTGGGCACCCGAACGAACGTCGTGCCCGTCAGCGCATTCGATCCCCGCAGCAACCCCGCGATGAACAGGGGCGCCCGCTGGAACACGATCCCGGACAGCGTGACCGCGCCGCGCCCGATCGTTCCGGCCCCAAATGTCGGGGCCTTCGCGAAGACCGCGCCACCCAACACCTGGGGGCCGCCTTGTTGCGTGATGACACCGGATCCGAACGTTGGCGTACGGGTGAATACTGCCCCCGACAGCGTAACCGCACCCCGGCCGACGACGCCCGCCCCGAAGGCAGGGACGCGCTGGAATGTCGCGCCCGTCAGCGTTTGTGGTCCGCCCTGTTGCGTGATCACCCCAGCACCGAACGATGGCGCCCGAGCAAACACCGCGCCGGTCAGGTTTTGCGCCGCACCACCAGCGGTGATGGTCCCTTGCGGGAACGTAGGCGTCCGCTGGAACACAGCACCGGACAACGCGTACGAAGTGGTGACGCTGCCGGCCCCGAACGATGGAGCCCGGGCGAACACCGCTCCGGCCAGCGTGACGGCGCCGCGAGTGATCGTTCCCGCTCCGAATGTTGGTGCCTTCGTGAACGCCGCTCCGTACAGCGGCACGACGGCTTGCGCGACAACCGATCCGGAGGTGTAGGTGCCCCCAGCAATCGCGATCAGCCCGGTCGGGAATGCGGGGGCCTTCGTGAAGACCGCACCGGACAACGCGTACGTCGTGGTGACCGTGGCCGTTGGATAGGTCCCGGCCTTCGTGAACACGGCGCCCGTGAGCCCGTAGACCGTCGTAATTGTGGCCGCCGGGAACGACGGCGCCCTGGTGAACACCGCGCCCGTGAGGTTCTGGGGACCTTCGCCACCGAGTGCGATCGTTCCGGTCGGGAATGTCGGCGCCTTGGTGAAGACCCCGCCCGACAGCGTGCGGATCGAGGTGATCGTGCCGCCCCCGAACGTAGGCGCCCGACCAAATGTGACATCGTAGATGACGTCGAAGGCCCGGACCTCAATCGGACTAACGTAGTCCATCACCCAGCAATGGCGCGCGCCGTCGAACACGATCTCGTCGGCCATCGACGAGCCAGCCTCCACGTCGAAAGTGGTCCGTTGCGTGCCGTTGGGGAATCGCGCGATGATCCGGCTCGGAGTCGTGCCATGAACCGTCCAAATCATGCCCGAGTTCTCGATAACCTCGAAAGCCGGGTTCTGATCGGACGGGTAGTAGCGGGTGGCGAGGTCAGACTTCCGGACGCGGATGAGCATCCCACCCTGCGTTTCAAGCGCCACGAACACGTCGTCGCCGAAAAAGTCCATCGTGTCCGTCGCGAGATAGTGACCGGCCTGGAAGGTCGTGTAGATCGGGTTGTGCATATCGTCCGGGTCCCACCTGACGATCCAGGCCGGAGCCGGAGAGTTGGGTGCCCCCGTCACGAACACGTACCCGCTCTCCGGGTCGTACCGGATGGCGTGCGGGAAGCTGTAGCCCGACAGACTGGAGATTTCTTCGTAGAACGCCTCGCGGGTGAAGTCCGAGAGGTAGTAGCGCGTGACAACGCATCCAGCGAAGTCAGAGGTCGTGTAGAGGTAGGTTCCGTCGGACGTGATGGCCGGGTACTGCCCAGCGGATGTTGGAACGCCGGTGTCGTGAATCACGTCCGTAATAGCTAGGGTGTCCGGGTCAACTTCACAAACAAGCGTGGCGTCGGTGTCCTGCGTCATCACGTAAATCTTGCCCTTGGAGGGCACGTAGACCATGTCCCAAGCGCCGATGTGATGTCCGTCGCCCGGAGCCGTTACCCCGGTGACATCCGACAGATTATTAAGCGGATCGTTCAGCCGCAGAATCCTGAACGGGGTCTGTGACGTCCCGAGATAGATCTTCCCGTTGAGCCACAACGAGGTGTGCGCCTGGTTGTATCCCGTATAGGACGCCATCGAGCCGCGCTGCGAGATCGCGACAGGCGGCGCGATCGTCCCGATGAGATCGTAGACGCTGGTGATCGTCGCCGCGCCGAACGTCGGGGCCTTTGTGAAGACCGCCCCGGCCAGGATCTGCAAGCTCAGGGTCACCACACCGGCGCCGAATGAGGGCGCCTTTGTGAACACGGCGCCAGTCAAATCCTGCGGAGCCGCGCCCTGGTCCGGAGTCTCCAGCTCCGCCCACGAGACCGCCCCGCCGCGCCGGTTCGCCGGCGCCCCGCCCGATGCCGATGTGGTGAACCTCAGTCGCAGGTCGGTGAAATCGGTAATCGCTGCCGCTTCCGCACCACTAAGCGTGTAGGAGTACCCCGTCCAGGTTCCAT